TCTCCTTACTAAATTAAAATTTATAATAGTATTTATAAATTACAACTTTTTGAGGAATTTAGCGAATTCTAAAGCTTCAAAATTCGCTTTTCGCCGTTGATTTTTGGCGATATTTTGTTTCATCTTTGCAATTTCCGCTTCTTTTATGATACCATTATCCCAAATCCATTCTCTTCCTTCCATAATACCTTCTACAAAAGCATTAGGGGCGGAAGGATCTGCAACGATATCTGCAGCAGTTGCTAGATAAAAATCATCTCTCACATAATTAGCACCGTTTTTTTGGTCTAGACTCCCCATTCCTCTTGAGGAAACTCCAAGTTTGGCACCTTCGTCCATTAGATTTTTGACAATTTTCCCCATTGGTGTATCCATAATCTTTGCTTCACCAATGAAGTTCTTGCCGTCTGGATGTAAATCGGTAATCATGTGGGATACTCGTTCAAGGTTGACGGTAGGACCGTCTGGATGACCAAGTTCCCCAAAAGCACGATTTTCCTTAATAAAATTCTTATTGTATTTGGATACTTCTTTCTGAAGTACTTCCATAGGATATACTCTACCATTACGGTTTTTGATATCCGCTTGCATGAAGATGCCACGAATTTTGTAGTTTTTACCACCCTTCTCATCTTCTTCAATGAGAAGTTCGGCATCTTCTACTGCCTCTGAAAATAGTTTAAGCTTGTGCATCTCCACTCCTATCTTACGTTATATTGTCGTAACCAGATACTTTTTTCATACGCAACCAAATAGTACCGACCGAAGCAGAACCATTAGTTAAAAGTACATCACCTGTAACACCACTTCCAGCATTATTCGGTATGGATGGTACACCATCTGCAAATCCAACTTTCCCACTACCATTTAATGAAAGTGCAACTACATTAGTTGTTGCATCCCATAGGATATCTGTTTGCGTCCCAACCGACCATGCAACACCTGTAATAGTGGTACGAGGATCAGTTGCGGCACCTTCTGCAGCAGATGCATCAAATACACTTGCTGCGCTGTTAGTACCAGAAGTTGTAACCTTTACATAGTATTCAAAGTCACTGTCTACAATTTCCTGTAATACGACTGCCATTGTTTGACTCCTAAATTGATAACATCTCTGATTCAAAGTATTTCATCAATTGTCTTTCCGTAACTTTGAATTCTTTAGAAACTGTTTTGATAGTTTTCTCAAAAGTATTTAGGAAATCTGAAGGTTTAGCGTCCATTTTTTGAAATATTTTATCGACTGCTTTCCGCATTTTGGGTGAAAGTTTCTTATAGGCCGCACTTTTCTTATGTTCGTCCTTCTCTTGCACCGTTGTATATACGGAATTAAACCTCATCTGTTTCCGTTCCTACTTCTGTGGTCGGGGAAGAAACAATATGTTTAGATAGTTCAATACGTTTCTTTTCTAACGTATCCCCAACTTTCTGTACCATTGCATCCTTAAACACCTCTCCTGCTTTTACTAAATCAGCAGCAGCCAGTGCGTCTACCATTCCTTTACTCATCATCTTCTCCTGTATCATCAGGTCCATCGTCACGCCGACCTAAGTCTTTTTGTTTATAGTTAACATATTTATCCCGACTTCCTGTCTTAGCATCGTTATTAGGATCAGTTTCAACATAATCGGGCATTTGTGATGGTTCGATAATTCCACCATCACCATCCTGTGGATAACGTGTGATACCATCACCACCATCTGGGACATCCATACCACCGTCATCATTATCCATTTCCATTTCAGATTTAATCTGTCCACGCATCTCATCAATTTCAGCATCATTCATGCGTAGAACATTTTTGAGTACATACTCTTTACTAAAGAATGTTCCGATATAGGATTGGATACTATCAAGTGTTTGAATTCTATCATTCAACAATTCTGCATCTTTCAACTCTGAGAAGTGTCCATCTGCAAGGAAATCAAATTGAATGTGTTCTTTCATTTGATCCCAATCATCTGGCGCAATTATTCCTTTAAGTAAGAGTTGTGTTTTAAGTATGTCTGTAAACAAAGGTGTAAACTTTTTCCGAATCCTTTGTACGAATTTTGTGAATTTAAGTTCATCACGGGTAATTTCTGTTGCACGACCAAGAGCAAAACCATTTTCTGCTTCAAGTCTTGAAATCGGGACGTTAAGTGAACGATATAATTTCCGTTGGAAATAAACGATATCATCTATTTCCCCTAAGTTTTGTCCACCAGGCAACGTAGTAATTTCTGTACCTCTACCACCTTCTCTTCGTGGGAGCCAGAAATCTTCTAACATACTCATATGATTACGTTCATCTCGTATTTCACCTGTTGTTGCATCATACACCAACTTGTTACGATAACGATTCATCACATCCTTTAGATATTGTTCTGCCTTTATTTTAGGTAGATTGCCAACATCAATATAAAAGATCCTACGCTCAGGAGCCCTAGATATGCGATAGATAACCAATGCATCTTCTATCATCCTTAATTGATTAACTGGTTTAATTGCTTTTTGTAGATAGGAAAGTACTTTGCCTGTGTTCTGATCTATTGTACCAGAAGGCACATATACCACAGCATCTTCTGCAATCTTTAGTCCTTGACTTGGTGTCGATGAACTTGAAGTGGAACCTATACCTTTATCATTAAAGACATAATAATTATGGGTTTTAACCACAAATTCCACACCAGTTTTTTTATCTTTATCCTTGACAACCTCTCGTACTTTGCGTATCTTTACAGGGTCAATATACCTTAATTCAGTAATACCCTTACGAGGTTGTTTAGTGTCGATTACTTTATGATAGAATACTCTACCATCAACATACCAACGCCTAAAAATATCGTGTCCTCTTTTATCAAAGTCTAGAAGACGTAAGACTTCTTTGAATTCTTCTCTAATTTTTCGTTTGATTTTTTCTGGATACTTGAGTCGTTCTAGAACAATTTCAACTGATTGATCTCGTTCATTTGCAACGATACCCTCATTTACAATGTCTTCAATCGCCGCATCACATTCTGACTGTTGGGCAATGTTTCGATACCTACGAATGAGATCGATATCAGTTTTCTCTCGACCATCAGTATCTAATACTTGCCCCCAAAATCCACCACCGGCTACGTCAATGGTTCCATCATCGGGTGATGGAGCAGTAAAACTAGGTTCTACTACTCCATCATTTCCCTTTGATCGCTCTATTTTGAAACCGAACAGTTCCGCCATAATATCTCCAATATGCTTTTGTTCCTACTATTTAGTAGGTTTTATAAGTCTCATATCAGAAACATTACGCAAAGTTAGAGTTTGGATTATCCTTTATCACCTGGCCATTACTACCATAACCTTCAGTGACGGGAATTTTTTCCGCTCCAACTCCAGAAGTAACAAAGTGCATGTATCTCCAAGTTACATCAAAAGTCTCAATTGCATCAGCTTGTTCTGCTGCAAGATCAATCTGCGAGATCGATGTTGGCCATGCAGATACAAACCTATATGCTTTGAGAACCTTATTTGTAGAACTAAGATGATGAACATGTAAATTTGTTTGATATTGTGCCGGATCAACTTCTCCGACAGCTTCCGACAAATCATTAATACCGTTCATCCACCGTTCTATCATGGTGCGTACTTTAAAGTCGGCATCATTAAAGAAAGTGGTTGTCCAAGCATCATCGAATGTCCTGTCACCAGCGAGGTAAACTGTCCTACCACGAAAAGACACTGGAATTTCTGTTAGTGTCTGTCCAGGCAAGTTAGTTGCTCGGCAATGCCAGGAAGCTTTAATAATAGAACTGTCGCCGTCGCCTCCTCCAATTTGAGACTCCGTTGACGCTCCCATGTTTGTCAAACCTTTCGGTAGTGCAAGAGTAACTTGAAACTGATTATTCCTTGCTCCACCGTGTTTCATTGAGGCTTTAAATTTATCTATAAGTGCCATTGTTATTACCCTCCTACTTCGCTGAACGATACACCGTTGCGAACAGCAGTGAATGTCAGACTGATAAAATTAATTGAATAAGCAGGACGAATGTAGATATCACCACGGAACTCATTACTGTTGATTACCTGTGCTGTATTATTTGAAGTATCACAGACAACACTATAATCATCAATACCTCGACCAGCTTGAACATCTCGTAAGAAAGGTTCTACAAGTTGTACAAATTGATTCCGTGTGAAACCATCGTTGAACTCAAACAATGATGCACGAGCTGCTTCCGCAATAACTCGTTCAACATGCAAGAACAATCTACGGACGTTAATCCGATTGAAAGCACTCGATTTTGTAAGAGCAGTCTTATCACCAAAGAGAAGAACTCCTTCGCCCGAGAAGTTAACAACAGGGTTAATTCTCGCACCATAGAGAGTATCACGTTGGGATTGACTTGGGTTAAACGAAAGTTTAACTGCACCACGAACTGCACCTCGAGCGGAACCCGCAGGCGAGAACCATGTAGCAGCAACATTATCTGTATTTGCACATAGACCTGCAATATCACCATTTAAAGGTACATAACGGAATACATCGTTATACTTATCGAACATGTATTTATAACCACTATCGTATACCATGTAAGAACTGGAAGGACACAAATCAAATGCCTCTTTTACATTCCTAGCTTGAGTAATACGAGAAGTCACATTGACTGTAGCTGCACGATAAGGAGATACGAAACCAACACAGTCCTTACGTTTTTCAACAAGGTCTGTAATCATGGTAACGTGTGTGTCCTGACCAGCAGCTGTATTAGCAACAGCAGAACTTGGTCCACCGATTACTAAGTCAATTGTTAGATTTTCTTTATCATCAAAATAATCATAACCATCTTCCAACTCTCCAGCAGTAACAGCATAATCGTCTGTTCCACCAGCAAGAGCGGTATAAGTTGGTGTATTCACCGCTGTATAAGCAGCAGTTACATCTGTTCCCCAATTGGAACCAGAACTATTATGATCCATCCAGTAAACCCAAGAAGATGAACGGAAAATAACATCAGGATAGTAGTTAGAACCACCCTGAGCAGTCTTTGCTTTCGGGTTCTTGGAAAGATTAGCAAACTTTTCAATTACTGAAGTTTGGCGTTGTCCAGCAACATCGTTGTCGGCACCAGTGATATCACCAGTTTTGTCATAAACAACAACGTGCATTTCATCATTAGCACCACGACCATTATCAGTCGCCCACTGTGATGTACCAGGCGCAGCATCAAATAGATCATGGAACCTCCAACGGCGACGGATGAAGCTGTCATCTGCAACCGCAGCAGCTAGTCCAGCACCATTAGGATCGTCTTTCTTACGAATTGTGTAGACATGCGAAGAAATTGAAACAACTTCGTATTCAATACCTTCATGTCCAGCAAGATCCGCAAATGCAGTAGCATCAGAAGATGCATTGGCACTTGAGAAAGAAATTAAATCACCAACTACAACACTTGTTGCAGCACCAGCATCCAGTGTAATTGTAGTGTCGCCTGCGGCAGCACTAGCATCATTAACTAGGTCTGTTAGATTTTGTTCATATGCGTTTGCACTAGGACACATGGAAACTGCAAGAGAGTTACCCCATGTACCAGCGGTTCGTGAAGCCCACTCTCCAACGGATGCTTCACCCGCTGAGAAAGATGCTTCATAATGATCATTATCCCGTATTAGAATAGCTGTACCAGTGGAGACCGCATTAACCACCGCTGATTCAGCACGGACTACCCTCAATGAATTACTATATTGAAGGAAGTTCGCAGCGGAAAACCAAAATTCAAAGTTATCACCTTGAGGTTTTCCAAATACTTCTACTAGTTCTTCTTCGGAAGAGATAGCAACAACAGAACTTACGGGGCCTCTTTCAAAAGGTCCAGCAATTGCACCAGTAGATGTACCTATTACTGGTATGCTTGTTGACGCATCAAATTCACGAACATGAACGCCGGGAGAGACTAAAAATGCCATAGTTTTTCTCCTTTTCTTTAATTAGAGAATGTTTTCTTACTTCTCACTGATATTTATAAAAATGACTTTCTTAAAAATACGTTTTTAGATGTAATAAGTCTTATAAATAGTTTTGTTATGACTAATACACATTATGAAAAATACAAAGATACTATCAAGAAAGTTGCAAGACGAAATTATTACAAACGTATTAGATTACTTAATGAGTATCTTGATAATCAATCATGTACGAATTGTGGAGAAAGTGAGACTGTATGTCTAAAATTCTACCCCCACAATTCAGAAATTCGTAAATTGTCCAAACGTGTAGGAACAAATGAAGACAGTAGAAAACATATCATATATCTTATTGATAATTCTGCTATCCTTTGTTCTAATTGTTGGATTAAATTGGACAATGATTTAATAGAACTTATTTAGAAAAATGAGGTTTTGTAATGATCGAAAGTGGAATTGAAGCTCTATCGCATTTTACTGAATTAAAAATACTGATGTTTCTTACTCTTGGGGTTATCATAGGACTTGTCCTTGGTGTAATTCCAGGCTTAGGTGGATTGACAGGGTTATCCATTCTACTTCCTCTCGCATTTACAATGGATCCTATTGTAAGTATTGTATTCATAATGGGATTATATGCAGTAACTACAACATCCGATACCATACCAGCAGTATTATTTGGAGTGCCAGGCACCATAGGTAGTGCAGCAACTATTATGGATGGATACCCCATGGCCAAGAATGGACAAGCAGGTCGTGCATTAGGTGCCGCATTTTCTGCATCTGCAATAGGTGGTATCTTCGGAGCATTACTTCTTGCAGTTAGTGTTCCTATATTACAACCTGTCGTATTAAGTATCGGATCACCCCAATTATTTGCAATTTGCATCTTTGGTATCTCTCTTGTTGCAATTCTCTCTGGTAGTTCCCCAATAAAAGGTATCACTGTGGGACTATTTGGTATATTATTATCTCTGGTTGGTGAAGATGCCCAAGGATCAGAGTTAAGATGGACGTTTGGTTCCATATATCTGTATGAAGGGATACCTCTTCTTCCTGCTATAATAGGGCTGTTTGCGATACCAGAAATCGTAGATTTACTCTCAAATAGACAAAGTATATCTGAAGGTAAAGTAGAAACCCGTAAGGGACAACTCAAAGGTATTCGGGATGTTTTTGATAACTGGTTCCTATGTCTACGATGTTCTGCACTAGGTTCTACTCTTGGTTCTCTGCCAGGCATCGGTGCATCAGTAATTGATTGGTTAGCATACGGACATGGTAAACGTAGTATAAAGAACAATACCTTCGGTAAAGGAGATGTAAGGGGTGTAATCGCACCAGAATCGGCGAACAATGCAAAGGAAGGTGGTGCATTAATACCCACCATATCCTTCGGTATTCCTGGCTCTGCTGGTATGGTACTGGTTCTTGCCGTATTCTATATGCATGGATACGTCCCTGGCCCTGATATGTTAACTGAAAACCTATCAGTCACATATACTATGGTTTGGGCATTAACTATTGCAAACATCATTGGTGCTGGTATATGTTTTCTATTCGCAGATCAACTTGCAAAAATTACCCTGATACGCATATCAGTACTTGCGCCCCTGATTATGTCCACCCTATTCATAGGTGCAATACAAGGTTCTCAATCATATGGTGATTTGGTTTGTCTTGTTGCATTTGGAGCTATAGGGTGGTTGATGAAAGAAAAGGACTTATCCCGTCCAGCACTTGCATTAGGGTTTGTTCTAGGTGGATTGATAGAGAGATACTACTTTCGTTCCGTTTCTTCTTTAGGATATGATTGGTTACTTGATCCTATTGTAATAGGAGTGTTTGCAATTACTTGTTATGGATTAATTTCACCAATAATAAAAAGTAAGTTGGACATTAGTTGGGGTGTTGATTATACCATGTTTTTATTTTTTGGTATCTTCATAGCTGGTCTCTTTAGTATGAGCGCATGGCCTCATATATCAACCGTGTTTCCAACATTAATTTGTGGGATAGGAATTGTACTTTCTTTGATATCCATATCCCTAAAACCAGAAAAGGAACTTGACATAAAATGGGAAAATATTTATTTCTTCTTATGGTTGTTGGGGTGTTTAGTCTCAGCATATCTTATTGGACTACTACCTACAATAACACTGTTTGTTTTACTGTATACCCGAAACTGGAAAATTGCTTTGATTTTCGGGGTGATGAGTTACGTTATATTCCAGATGATACTTGATATCAGTTGGCCTCAATCTGTTTACCAGTTAGTTTCATAATCTCTTACTACAGGGTTCCATTTTGTTCCATATTCATCAACCATCTCACCCACATTTTCTTCTTCAAGTCCATTGATAACAAAACCAAATGGTGCCATGTCTTGTTCTAGTGCTTCCTGTTGTTCTTTCATCATAGTTTGACGCATATCCATATTGGTAAGTTCTTTAAAATATGTCTGATCAGTTGCCCACGCAAATATGAATAGACACGCAACCAAATCATCATTACATCCCTCATCTGCTTGAAAGGATGAACCCTTGATAATAAACGTAGATAGTTCTGATATAGTCTCTAAATCTTCTACAATTAGTTTGTTATCTTCTATCAGTTGTTTCAGATTAGAACAACCCACCTTCTTAACTGCTTTAGTTGTTCTTACTCCAAGTTGCGCTCTACCACCCGAAAACCCAGCTCCCATGACTTGACCCGCACGACCTCGCATCGAAGCCATCACAAGGTTGTCATACTCTAGATCAAATTGTAGAGTATTCGCTACCTGTTCTCCTATATCATTTACCTCTATCAAAACATATGCTTGGTTATAGGCCATTGCAACATCATGTATTTTAGCAGGAAATAGTAATGGTTTTATCTCATTATCCCTGTATTTTGCAACTAATTTATATGGAAACTCTGAAACATCTATTACGGTAAATGCAGAATAATCATTCTTCGTACCACGAGCAACGTCTGCTGATAACATATAAGTATGACCTTCTTCGGGAGGTACATGAACATCTAGGCCACTGTTAGACTGCATTGGTTCCCTATATGTTAATCGTCTTAATGTTGAGGGAGCAATTAATGTGTCAATAGAACCTAAGAACTCACACTCAAACTCTGTGTTGAATTGTGACTCTGATGTATTCGCTATAGTTTCTGCTTTCCACTTCTCATCTCTTCCAGGCACTTCACTCCAATGAACCTCTAGTGGTACATAAGAATTTCTCTCGTTCTCTGCATCAGTCCACATCTTATAGAAATGATTCATACCATGTGGAGTAGATACGATCATAACTTTTGAACTGGTTCCTGATGTTATAGTGGGGTACACAGAGGAAAAGAATTGTTCAGCAATATTAGACGGGACGTAGGCGAACTCATCCAGAAAAATGACGTTGTAAGTGCTACCACGAACAGCACTAGCACTAGTAGATGCGGCAAGAATTTTTGAACCATTTTCTAACTCCAAACTACCCTTATTCCATGACATAACCCCCTGTTGTAACCATTTGGGTAAATTCTCATATGCCAATTGCAATCGTCCTAACAAGTCTCTTGACGTTGCTGCTTTGTTCGCTAGAATTGCGACATTGACATTATCGTTGAATACGATATAGTGTAACAGATAAGACAATACTGTGGTCGATTTACCAGACTGTCTAGGAAGTTTACAGATAGTAAAACGATTACTATGAAAAGTCCCAATAAGGTCCTTTTGAAAAGGATACATCTTGAATGGTATCAAACCGTGGTCGATAGACACAATCTTGATATAAGCCTCCACAAAGTATTGTGGAGATTCCATACATTTCTGATACTCTAATATCTGTTCCTTTGTAAACTCAATAGGAACATTAGCAGTTTTTAGATTCGGATTACCGTGATATACACTAGGATCGGACATTTACTTGTCCTTCAACATCTTCTGCAATTCAGCAGTACTCCCTACAAACAATGCATTAGTGACATTTTGAGGAGCAGTTTTTGGCAACTCTTTTAGTCTTTTCATTTTCTCTTGCAAGTCACCAAGTTTTTCAGTGACTTCTGCAACTTGTTTAATAAGGTTTCCGGCGACTTCGTATGCTCTTGGATGGTCTGATTCCTTTGCGAGTTCCAAAATTCCGTCCACTGCATCCGTTCCTCTTTCGACCAAATTGTAGAAATTTTGTCGTTGGTATTCATAATCACTATCTATCTCACTTTCAAGTTTACTGCGCTGTATAACAGCATTTTTTTCTTTTGATACCACAGGATGAAAATCGTCATACCCAGCCCCTGTTGCCATATGAAAACGAGGATTACTTTCCTCTATCACTTCAAATCCTTTTTCTTCAGAATTGTGTCCAGGCTTAGGGGTTTCAATACCAAGTTCTTTGTCTACAGTTTTCATTATTACTCACTTTCTGATGCATCTTGGAAGAATGATGTAGTTTCATTAAATCCAAAGTTATCATCGGCATCAGCAGTAATAGGATCAACCGATACTTTGAATTGTTGTTCACGTTTTGGTGATTTATCAGGTAAGTCTGAATACTGGTCAACCTGTACCGTCTTAATAACTGAACTAGATGTGACAGGACCATACAGATAAAACTTAGTAGTAAAACTTAAAGTATAGATAATTGCTCTGCGCTGTTGCATATCACCCTGATAATCATCTTCATAACCAATACTATTCAGAATTACAGGCACATCTTTTTTGATACCCATATCTGTCATATCTTTAATTGTAATAGTATAGTCTGGTTGAAAGTATGGTAGAATTTGTTCTACAATTTGCAATGCGTCATCTGACTGTTTAGCAAGAATGTACAATTCAAAATCTAAATTATATGGTACAGGCATATATTGTGTGTCTAATTTATCTGCATTATCACCTTTTACTTTTTTGAACTTCTGTACACGATTAAGTTTACGAGTCGAATCATATGAAAGATTATTAATCTCAAAACCAATTCGTGGTAGTGTGATAGCAGCTACTTTATTCAAATCTGGTTCATCTCGCAGTCGGGTAAGAAATTTATCTCTTGGTCCATATGCGAGTGGAACTTTCATTGATTGCGTTATATTTCCGTTATTGTCTCTGCGAACCAATTGAATATTGTTGAACATTGTTCCAAATCCAACAACGACCTTTCGCATAGTTTCGTGATAAAATTGTTGTCCTAACATTAAGTACCTCCAGCGTCACCGAAAGGATTACTTTCGGAGAAATCTAATATGGTATCATCTGCAGCATCAAAAATCTCATTCTGTGCAGTTTTCTCAATGGTTCCATCTCCAACTGCATATGTTTCTTGCAGTAAGAAGGAGTATCCATCTTCCAGTACGATATTCGTACCCACCGAACTTGAATCGTTCTCTCCAACAAGGTAATCTCCATCTGTCTCTTCTAGAAGAACACCCTGATCTCCATTTGTGCTGATACCTATTTCTAATCCAAATCTTTCGTTGACTGCAGCGGATTGTTCCAATGTAGTCTGGTGATCCATAGTATCAAGAGAAAGGTTATCTTCTATCTCATCAACAACATCAACACCAGTATCAATAACTTGACCACTGTATTCAAACATTCTGCAATCCATTTTATACACAGGAGTATCATCCAGTGGATGAAATGGATCATCATCATCAACAAAGTTTATTTGGAAAACTTTTTTCATTACAGGATGATAAATCAAATCACCCTCTTGTGGTCTGTCAGAATCAGTAACATCTGCTTCGGATATCATATATCCACTTTCAAAGTTTTCTATTGTTCCCGATTCTAAAACTATAGAGCCAGACAATGTGTCTGTACCACTCTCTATCGTAATCTGTTTAGTGAGGTCTTGGAACCTCTTTTTATTAACCACAAATCTAATCTCACTGAGGTTCATAAAACCAAACTGAGATATTAATTCCTTTTGTCCAGCATAACCAGACTGTCCATCCTCAACATACATTTCAATTTTTGCTTGCGTATTAAATTTGGAAAGGTTGTCCTCTCCAAAAATAGTATCCTCGGCAACCAGTGTTCTATCCATATAATGAACGTCATGTCCATAAATCTGAATCGCTTCTGCAATCAGATCACTATATAAATTTCTTTCTGATAATATAGAAGTAAGTCCACTCGTATGAAAATGTGTGTTGACTGCCATCTTATCCTACCATATGCATTGGGGGTAGCTCGTATGCGAGTTGAATTTGTTCTTCTAGTCTCTGCTGTTCTTCAATTGCTTGAGAATACAAAGTTTCCCCATCCATTTCTACTCCACCTAACAACGCCACTCCTTTGAATTTGGATAAGTTAGCACCCCATTGTTTCTTTATGAGACACGTTGCATATCTTTTCAAAAACATATCATCATAAACATCTGTATATGTAGTGGGATCAACTTTCCTCCAACAATCAATAATGATGTAATCTGCATCCTTTTCTACATCATTATTCCAATCCATATCAATATAAAGTCTATTCATATGCTGTTGGAATCGTATAGGGGTTTCTCCAACCAAAGAGTGTTGTAGAAAATCTATATGTTGCATTGTCATATTGTAATGTAATACAGAAGTAGATGAAAAATCATAAAGGTCGTTTAATCGTAATTGATAACGTACATCAAACATATTTGATGTTGAACCTTCATAAAAAGGAAATACTTCCACCACAGAAAGTACCGCATCAGGAACAGGAATATAGTTCTTTCCCTCTTTCCATGTTGCAGTTACAGAACTATCAACTTTATCAGTTGCAGTTGTTGATGCATCTGAAGTTGCTCGTGTTACATCATCGGATGTAATAAGGTGTTTCAGATACATTCTTTCCACTCCATCGTAATGATATTGTGAAAAGTATTGTAGTGCTTCGTCTATTCTATCGTCTGCTTGGTCGTCTGATACATTAATATCAATAACACCCGAACCCAGCGCTCTCAAACAATACGACTTAAATGTTGCTTTTGTTGTTGGAATCGCCATAGTAACTCCTTTTCCTACTATTTATAAGAGTTTCATTATTGCCAGACAGTTAGGTCCGAATTCCACCCCCTCATCAAACCAATTACCAATTTTATTGAACCCTACCTTATTGTATGCTACAAGTGCAGTTTTCCTTGGCATTGTCCATATATAACTACACTTCTCTTCTCTTGCTTGTTCTAAAGTTGCATTTAACAGCTGCGTTGATAATCCATACCCTCTGTAATCCTTATGTACCCATAATCCCCTAGAACGATATATGTGTTTCCTTTCGGAAGTCATAAATCCACTATTCACACCTACAATTATATCTCCATCTGTAACCTTCCAAAACGTAGCTGGATATTTCCATATTTCTTTTCTGTTCTTGGTTATCTTAACATTACCCCAACTCAACCATAAATCAGAATTCCACTGTAAGGCACTGTGTTCTTCTATTACACTGACTCTATTGGGCCATAATTCTTTATCCCAAATATCATAAATTTCTTCAAAATTACATTTCTCTACTGTTCTCATCTGTATATATATCTATATGGTTATTACTCGTTATGAAGGCCGCTTGGGCATAGTCTCAACGTCCAGAAGTGGATCCACATACTTTCGTAGATATTTATGTAACCACTACGGCGTACAAGATTCAAAATCGTGGTTGAAACACAATAAGTATGAAGATATTGATAAGGAAAAATTCTCACAATCTCCCCACATATTAAAGATATTACCTCACTATATAGTTGGTGAAACCGATAAGGTTTTGTCAGACATGCCCTGTGTCTGGTTGTATCGGAAAGATACTTTAACACAATTTATGAGTCACGTTGCACGATTAAGAACAAAAGTAAATCACATAACAGATGTAAAAGATCGACCTGTAATAGAGGATAATTCTCTTGCGGCCACTTATGAAGAATATGAAAGGTTCCAGTTAAAACAAACTGAATTTTGGATGTTACACGAAAAGTATGGAAATGATGAGGAATTAGTTGCATATGAAGATTTTTTATCTAACCCTCACAACACTATCTATGAACTCAATTGTTGGGCATGGTGGGACATGTATGAAAAGGAAGAAGGGAACTTGACATTGACTGTACCTTTAGGTATACTATATCAAAATAAATTTAATAACTATAACCAGATTAAGGAGTGGTTTGATGAAGGGTAAATATTGTTTAGTTTGTACTCCACGTTCTGGATCGTTTTATATACTCAAACATTTGGGTGAAACTATGGGACTAGATAATGGGAAAGAATGGTTTGGTAGAATGAAGAAGGTTCACTATGAAGGATTTAAGACTTCTCCCATAACAGTAGATTATACAATTGAGGAAAAATTATTAACAAATAGTGAAAGACAAAAAAGACTTGAGTATCTTCAAGAAAAAGATTCTTTTATTATAAAATGTATGCCTATGCAATTAACTTATACAGTAGAGGATGCAAATATAGGTTATATAGAAAAATTAGAAAAGTCTGCTGAAATCTTGTCTAACTTTAATTTAATCTGGTTACACAATAGAGATAAAATATCACAATTCTGTTTTAGATTTATTGCACAAGAAACAAGTAGAAAGGGATACACTGGAACAAATAGAGAATTTTCAGAATATAATAAAAGTAAAAGAAAAGTACCATCAGAAAATTCCTTTACTGCAACAGAAGCAGAATTTTATAGATTTATGCATATAGAAGAATTTACAAAAGATTTGGAAA